TCCGGTGAAGCTTGCGCGACAACGTTTCTAATATTATCAGGTAACTCATATGGGTTAACTAAAGCTTCTGGAGAAATATTACTTTCTCTAATAATAGAAGGATATAGACTTGTAAAGTCATAAGACACAATTGCTCGATGTAATCCTTTAACAGGATCCATTACATAGCCACCAGGGAATGTTTCTGAATCACCTCTTTTAGCCGGAGGAATAACCCGATTCTCTTTTAATAAGAAATTAAAAGACAACACGTCAAGTTTCTTAACGGTACCAAACGTATCGCCTAGGTTGGCTCCACATTGATATGCTACAGATAGTGCAACATCAAACAACCCAGTCTTTTTATCAATTTCATTTACAAGAATGGTATCGACAATGTTATAGGCAACAAACTTGTCCCAGTTGTTTTTATAGAAGTCTTTAAACGATCCATCATGATGTAGCTTTTGTCTACCGGTTTCAAACTCAGCAACAGTATCTAATTTATAGTTTGCCATCGCATGATACGTATACGTCTTATATACATCTAGATAGTCAAAGTTGACAACACCAACCCATGTTACTTCTGTTTGAGCTTGACCAAACCCGTTTGTAAATTCTCTGGTTTTAACTTCATCAAAGGGACTCATTGATTTTACGGCATATTCACCAAGAAGCTTTCTAATACGATTGTACATGAACAGGTTATCAAACCCATTGGTGTTCCATCCGCTTAATAAATGTGGATTAACTTCCTTAAAGAACATGACAAATTTTGTTAATAGATCGACTTCATTGGCACATAGGACTTTCTCTACCTTGTATCCATCAAATAGATGTTCATATTCAGACACATTGTAATCTTTGTATGAAAAGATTTTGATAGAGTTGGTTACATTATCAAATGTAGAGATCAAAGTAACAGCATCAATTGCGTTCTTTGCCATCTCAGAAACTTTCAACCCCGAATCAACTTCAGTTTCAATGTCGTAGATAAGATACTTTAAAGCATCTTTGGTCATTGGTACTGTTTTTGGTAATGTTGAGATGAATTGATACTCTGGACCGATATCACCATAGATATCAATCATACCATCCATTTCATTTTTCCATTTTCTTGATTCAGCAATGGACTCAAAGCTAACCTTCTTTAAAGGTTCTTCGTAAATTGATAGGGCATCTTGATTCTTATTGCTTTTGATGTAATATGTTGGTGAAAAGTCTTTGATAACATTATCAATAAAGCGACCTTTCTTATCAAGACCACGGAAGAGGATGTTGTTGCCTTTAACAGACGCAAAGGCGTAATGATCCAAAATTGGATCCGGTTTGTAATCGATCATATATGAATTGTTCCTCGATCATCACTGTGACACTTGTGACATAATAGTTAATAGAATATACATAGACGTAGCCCTCAGATGAATATGGCTCATCTGAGGGCTTCTGGTGACTATCCGTGAAGCAATCCTTGTTTGATTACAACATTGATACCCATAATTGACTTTTCAGAACCATTACTAAACGTTGTACCTTCAGGAAGATCTCGTAAAAGTGAATCCCATTCTACATCAGTCATTTCAATAATTCTAACATTTGAAATACCACCTGCAGCTTCGATATCGTTTAATAATTTAGCATAGCTATTCAGAATCATTTCCATCTTTCTTCCTCTTAGTTGGTCCACCATAGGTTACACGTTCTTCGAGTTTCTTAACGTCTTCCTCTGATAACAAATCAAAGTACATTGAAGCTTCTCTAATACTAATGTTGTATGCTCTGGAAATCAAGCTCAACGTCTCATCCTTCTTTGAGGCTTTTGCCCATTTAGACCATACTTTTTTCTTTGGTAAAAGATTAAAGTAAAAGTCATGGATCTGTTGAGCTGTCATCCCATTCCAATTAGCCAAGTCCGCAAAATATACCAACTCTTTAGACATACTGAATCCACGATTAACAATAAATGCATTAAAGTTTCGTAGTTCTGCTTCAGTATGTGGCTCCTTTAGAGCAGTAAGTTTGGCAATAGATTCAAATGGGGTTAGGGCCGTCATAGAACTCCCATTACTTCCGTAAGGTAAGCAGTCGCGGTGATCTCTTTACTAACAACAAATTGAGACCTATAATCATAATTTGATGTATGGATAACAATTTCAGGTAGTTTGGAAGACTGTCCTAAAACTCGAGCCAACTCACCATAGAAAGCAGAATAGTCAAATGAATTGATGTTATCAGCAATCCACTGTCTCATTTTACCCCATTCTTTGTTAATTGTAAACTGTACAACTTCATTATATTTCGCATCACCACCCTGAAGAACAATCGACTCAAGTTTACCTTTGATGACACCTTTCTGCAGAGATGTTACAATTCCACGGAAATCTGGAAATTTAGCAGCAATTACTTTAGCAACAATTGTCTTGTCGTATTCAATACCTTCAAGGTCTAAAATATCACACGAACGTTTATAAATTCCAGCAACAATTGCTTTCTTTTCATCTGGGAGAATGGAGAAGTCAATAACATTCATTCTACTGATAATAGGATCAGGAATTCTATTAACGTAATTTGTCGTTAGGATAAACATTGCATACTTGGCATATTGTTCTAAGAATCCACGGAATGCCTGAAATGCTTGAGTGCTCATGGACTCAACTTCATCTAGGATAACAATCTTCCGTGAAGACTTTCCAAATGCTGAAATAGAAGTACAGAATTGTGTTAGCTTTTCACGAATAACATCAATACCAGTTTCCAATGATGCATTAATGTACATCAAAGAAGCATCCATATCATTTGCAATTGCATAGGCTGCTGTTGTTTTACCTAGACCAGGATCACCAGCAAACAACATATGGCTTGATTTTCCTTCTAGAGCTTCATTCAACTGATCGCGAATTCTATCAGGCAAAACCATTTCATTTAGGTGTTGTGGTCTGTATTTTAGAGCCCAAACCAATTCCTTTTGATTAACACTAATTGTCATTATACTACTCCTCTACACCAAAGGCTCTTGCGATTTTAGCTGGATTTGGTGTGTACTTTTTGACAATAGTCCATTCGCCTTCTGTTTCGTGTTGCTTGAGGATTTTGACATCTACTTCTGAATCGTATGGACGAAGTGTATCTTGAACCTCAATGAGACCCCAGCGCTTGAAGATATGACAGATGTTATTTAGACGAGCAATTGACTCATCGTCAATATCATCTGAACCATGTTGCATTGACAACAATTCTTTAAATGATGCAATATATGCTTCTTTTGTAATAGGGTGCTGAATGAGAACAGCAGATGTGAAGAGTGTCTTTTTGCTTTCTGTCACAACACCTGTGCGGTTTAGTAGTTGATCAATTTTAGCAAAAGATTTTAGTGGTTTGATTTTAATCATTATTATATCCCTATTTCATTATCATGGAGAGACTCAACTCTCCACTTGTTATTTTTATTTTAGGCTGCTCGTACCACATAATATGTTAAATCGGAGCCTTCAAACTTGACTGCTTTGGCTCCAACAGAAACAATATAAGAATCATCAATAAGCTTCATTGACTGTCGATCCAACTTGATAACAAACTCACCACCAGGAGTTGTATCAAACTCTGTCTGGAATGTATTAGCATCATCATAATCAGATTCAGTTGTCACTGTAACAGTAGAACCATCAAACGACATAACAATGCTCTTAGCGTTCAATACACTACATGCAGACATTAATTGTTTAAATTGAGATTCAGCAATAGAGAACTCATTAGTATATTCGGCACCAGTTAAAGATGATGTATCTTCTGGTGGAACAATAATACTATCTTCAGGAGCACCAACATATTTCATGCTAGTTTTACCGTCTTTAATGGTCATGATGTTGTTTTTTACTGTAATGGCACGATCTTCTGATGTCAAAGATGCAAAGCTTAAAAAGCTAGGAATGTCGTAGATAGCAAAATCAATATCACTATTAGTCTTTGAAATCGCCAGAATGTTCATTGCAGCAGAAATGGTTGTGATAGGTTTATCTTTCTTCAGGACAATCCCGTTAGAAATCTGACCCATTGTCTTTAATAGTTTTGTGTTCATTGCTTCTCCGAGTTAATTGAATAGTTTGTTTAATTGATTGTCTACTGCTTTCTGATAGCGTTTAGGCCACCAAAAATAAGATAGACTTCCAAGAATAACCAACATTAAAAGCCAGAATGGCATAATGTTAACAAGTATTAATGTCAAGAAAACACCAATAATAAGCTTCATACGAAATACTCCTTTTCTAAATTTCAGTTACGTTTGACTCTTTTTCTACCTTTGTTGGACCATTGGATTTCTTTGTTGTTGTCTCTTCAATTATAAACAAGACAACAAAAGGAACAACAGCAACAATCACAATTGCTAGTATCAATAAACCCATAATGACTCCAATTTGTTATTATACACCATTTTCATTCAAATGTACAATCTACTATTTATGCTCAATACCAGGAGCACCAATTTGGCTAAACACCGCTTGACAGAAATCATAGAACTCTTCGTCTTCCGCTGCCTTTTGTACTAGTGATGCTGAGTGATACAATTTGGCCATCTTCATGAAATCTTTAGTTGGAATGTCATGCTTCTCTTTCATTCGCTCAGCGATAGCTTTTTGGTGATCCTTCTGTGCAGCAATCTGATAGAACGATCCGCTCATTTCTTCTAGTGCTCCACCAATCGCCTTTGATAAATCTTCTGTGATTACTTGTGGCAATCGTTCTGTTGTTTCAATACCCATTTACATCTCCTTTAGTTTAATGAAAATCTCATTCCAGTCGTATTGTTTGAATAGTTTGTCGTCCTTATTGAAAGGAGACTTGTGTTGCATCAACATTGTGGATGTGCTAGTTTCGCGAATTGGTTTTAGATACTTTTCGTGATCATCTATGAATACATCTGCTCTTACTAGGTGTTTGTGTTCTGTATCAACAAATCCAGAGTGAAAGGGGAAATGTCTTTGTAGAAAGTATTCTTTTGATTCGATATGATCGGGAAAACAATGAGACACAAACACAATATTATGTCCGTTTTCATATAGATGTTTCAATGTTGCAACGGAACCATGAATTGGCTCTAGATTGTCGTAGAGATTTTTATCTCGCCAGAAGGCCATCGGGTCTTTATGTTTATGCATAAAGTTACCCATCTCATAAGCAACATCTTTAATTTGTAGAGTGTGACCGGTTTTCTTAGCATACCAATCTCTCCAGGCCGTGGCTGTATCGACCACAGTTAAATCCACATCAATAGCAATTATCATTTTGATCTCCTAGTCTTGTTTATTAATCATTCAATCAGAATGTCTTTGTTCTTTTTGTTTACACCAAACACATATCTATGTTTAGCTGTGTGGTATTGTTGTTGTACTGATGTCATCGCCAACAAATACCAATCTTCTTTAGTACATTTACTTTTTTGTTGGATGATATCATCACCATGACCATCATAACGTTCAAAAACCTCTATACGATCAAAACTGTTAAGGCTAGGCAACATTCTTTCTCTCCAATACTTTGTTAATTCTTTCGTTCAATAGAGCAGAAGTAAATGGCTTCACAATATAGTTGTCTACACCAGCTTGAGCTGCTTCCAAAATCTGACTTCTCTTTTGTTCAGCTGTGATCAGAATAAATGGAACTTCTTTCTGATTGCTTGACGATCTAACCCATTTGAGAAACTCAATACCTGTTACACCTGGCATATTCCAATCACTGAGAACCAGATCGTATGTTTTGTTTATACATGCGTCAATCCCAGTTCTTCCATCATCAGCTTCATCTATCAGTAGTGGATCAAACCCAATATCTCTTAAAAGATTTTTAATGATTCTTCGCATTGTTGAAAAATCATCAACAACCAAAACTTTCATTTTGCTTCTAATCATGTTGAGCCTTGTGCTTAGTTTTTCTAGAGTACTTTGTTCTATCTTTCATAGCACAACCTTTAGAAGCCCAGAGCTTAATGGTATTTTTCTGTACAAAATTTCGTTGTTTCATTTCCTGATTCCTTAAAGCAAACGTCTATTTAGTACTATGTGTTTAAATCTGCTCTTGTGGCTCTTCTTTGTATTTGACCATTACTTGATGCATATATTGGTTGTTATCTATAACCAAATCACCTTTGGGCTGATACCCTTTCTTGATGAAATCTTGTACTTCCTTGTTCAGTGGCACAACTTTGTGGTTAAACACAATAACATAATCAACAATCTCTTTCATTTTGCACCATCTCTTCGAGTCTTCAAAAACAAATCAAAATCATAGTAAGCCAAAGATACAATGTAACCATCTCTAATAATAAATGATTTTACGTTATCAATTCGTTTATAGTTTCCATCTATCCATAATGATATCGGCATTCTAGAATCTATTGTAACATGTATTTCTCTTGGTGTAATTACATGATTGACGTTTCTTTCACATTTATCACCAGTGATAGACCATAGATTTGATTCTAAGGGAAGAATCGTACCACCATTATTCTTATTGATACCGGTAGATCCTTGTGGTGTACTGAATATCATACCTCCACCTTTCACTGAACCAATTAAATCATATTTGTCATTTAGGCTGAATGTTGCCCAGGTAGCCATGTCTCCACCAACACAAACCTCATTAAAGACGCTGTGGTGCTCACCATTAACCTCTAGTTCGATTAATGATATATCTAACATCTTATTTGGTTTGGATGTCACCACGCTATCCAGAAATTCAACAGGATTCATTAGAAAGCCAAGTGTACCACCATTTATACCACAAATTGGTAAATCATGTCTCCAGTACTCATGAACCGCCTTAACAAGTGTACCGTCTCCACCAATCACCACAATCATGTCTGCTTCTTCTACAGGAACAGAATGAGCAATGATAGATTCTTGAAGACTGCTACACCTTTCAGAGTAGCAGGGATAAATAGGAACGTGAATTTTCATTTGATCTCCATGTCAATTTAAAGTATATTGTATCACAAGTTTAAGTTAAAGTAAACATTAAATGAATGATTTGATGATACTATAGTGGTCTTCGTAGATCTCATCAACTGATCCATCTAGATTTGATAGAGGAACCCACATCGCCTTTGCTGCGTCATCGCCACCTTTAACATGTGGTAAGCCTTGACCATAAGGCAATACTATAAAGAAAGCATTAGTAATAATTCTAGCTCTATGAGATCGTTTAGGGTGATCAAACCATTTGTTACCAACAATGTTTGCTCTTAGAAGAGAATCATCAATTTTGATCTTGGTTTCTTCTCTAAGCTCTCTAAGAGCACCATCCAGTAACGTTTCGTCCTTATCCAAGAATCCGCCAGGTAGAGCAAACAATCCTTTACCTGGATTCATTCCACGTTCTACCATCAAGATATGACCGCTACAAACAACAACTGTATCAACGGTTGTAAATGGACCCGTTCCCCATTTCTTAGGATATTCTTCTAAGAACTTGTGCTCAACACAAAGGTTCTCAAATTCTGAACTTCTTTGAAAGTTCTTAAGCATATCAACAACAACCATTGGTATACAATCGGACCATGACATTGGGAATGATTTATTATCAAAGAACTCGGCTCTAAAATCAGACGCATGGTATCTTTCACCATTATGTCGCATCATTAATTGACTATCATGAAAGTCCCATTGAGGAAACATCTTTAAATGTAGGCCATCACCGTCTTTATCA